GGCTTCCGTACCCTCATGAAAAAAACGCTTAGAGTGTTTGTCTGTTTTTTCGTTACTGGCATTGGGTTTTACGAGGTAATTTCCTGCGTCACGTGCAGCGCGGTACTTGTTACCTCTTGCTGCGTTACAACGCCGGCAACACGGCCTTAGGTTGTCGAGGCTGTTAACACCGGGTACACCTTGTGGCCAACGGTCAACCTCTATTACATGGTCTGCCTCTGTTGCAGGATTACCACAATAGAAACAATACGGGTTTTCTTGTAACAGTATTAACTTATTGCGTTTGTATTCGGCTTGGTTGCGTGGCCGGCTGCCTTTGTGTTTGCTTGGCATTTTCTCACGCGCCTACGGCTTGTGCTAGCGCGGCGCTTGCGCGCCTTGCTGTTGGGTTTGCTTGGTTGTGTTTCATGTCGGGTTTAACCTTGCTGTTTGTGTTGTATGTCAACGTTATGTTTTGTGTGTGCTAAACGCTATGGGGATAAACGCCTAGCACGTTGTAAAGCCTAGTGTGTTAATGCCCCACCCACGGGGTTGCCCTAACCCGTACCCTATTTCATTTGTGGCTAATTATGTTTATAGCCTGCCGCGCCATTGGCCCGGTCATTTCGTCAAGCATGATTACGGGCATAGCGCACTACCTACGTTTCCGTATGTTACCAACCGCCCTGCAACAGGCTTAGGCCGTGGCTAGTCCAACCGCTAGGCGGTGGCTAGAAACTTTATGATTACTGGCATTTGGTTAGGTCGCCAAACCTGCGTAATAACACCGCATTTGTCGAGACGGTCTAACCATGCCTCTTGTGTTTTGCGTACTATACCAATGTCGGTTTTAAGTTCGGCAAACACTAATACACCGCGCTTATTCACTAGCACTAAATCGGGAAAACCTGCGTCGCCTTGTATGTGTGTAGCCCATTTGCCTCGCCTATTCATTGACGGTAAATCATGGTGTACAAACCACCCGTAACGCGTTGCTACTTCAATAACAGCGTTTTTAAATTGGGCTTCAAGCATGGCCATTGTCGCCGTAATCCTTATGTATTGTGCGCGCCCAAATTTCGCGTGACACATGTTCACTAGCCCAACGCAAATGCGCTACAACTTCGTTTTTACCTAAATAGTCCGCGCTACTTTGCATTTCCTCAATCAAACGCACAATACGCGCCAGTAGTGCTACCTGTTCGTCAAGGGTCATTAGTCTGCCTTACTACTTGGTAGGGCTTTCAACGCGTCAATAACTTGCGTAGCCTGTTCGGGACTTAACGTTTCGAGGGTTACCGCGTCGCTATTAAGTGTTACCGCTATGTAGTCATGTAACGCGGCTTCGTCAAACCCGGCACCCTTAGCAAGTGACTTAATGAAATACACCTGCTTTTGGCTTGCGCCTTTAGGGTGGCTACTGGCAGTTTCTCGACGTATCGGCGCTATCTGTGCGTCGGGCTTCTTTGGGTCTTGGCGGGCCTGTATTTCGTTTTTGCTAGCAATACTTTTGCTAATCCCAAAACCCATGTAACCCAACGCGCGGCCTAACGCGCTAGTCATACCTACCATGAATTCGCTGTTTTTTGTGTATGGCGTTTTGCCGGGGTATGGTTCGGCTGCGGTTGCTACGGCCGGCAACGGGTCTGTTTCGTCGCGCCAAACGGTAACGGTGCAACGGTAAAACGTGCTGCCGTCGGGCATGGTTACAACCTCTGCGGCGGTTTCTTGTATGCGTAGGTTTGGGTGCCGTTCCAATGCTTCTTTTAGGCGTGTTGGTACGTCTACGTAGTTGTCAATGTTAAAAGCCATTAGCGCCAATCCTTTTTGCATGTGCCGGGGTGGAAATACAACGTGCGCTTGTGTGTCTTGCTTGCTTCGTAGGCGTATGTCATAACGCCACATTTCGGGCATGGTCTCATGTCGGGTTTATCTTTCATGTCGGTTTATATTGCTGCCGGCAACGTAGCCATAGCGTGTAACAAGGTTTGCGGTGTTTTAAAACAAGGTAACGGCATGTATGGTGCCCAACGGTCAACTTGCATTGTTTCGTAAAGGGTATTCCAACCGCGCAAAACTACTGCCTTGTTTTCTTTGTCGAGTGTCGCCAAAACGTATATAGCGGGTTTATCAAAATCGCGGGTAAGTAAACAACCGTCGGGCCTTGGTGTCGTGCGTACTTCGTAACGGCCTACGTCGTTTGCCTTTGGGTTGTAAGGTTCGTAACCCCAATAAACGTTTAGGTATTTGGCTAACGCAAATTCGCCTAACGCGCCTATTTTGTCGGGCAACGTGTTTTTAAATTCGCCTTTAAACCGGTCTTGGTGTTGGTTGTTTTTGGCGTTTTCGTGGCGTAGTTCGGCTACGGCGTATGCGTAGTTTATTTCCGTCGGGGTTAAATAAACGGTTGACATTTAGCCGCCTAAAGCCTCTATTGCTTCGTTTACGGTTTGCCAATCGGCGGTGTTGCCGGATAGGTCAAGGTCTACGGCTAGGTGTTTTAGTCGCGCTATTAGCGCTGCATGTTTTGGCTTGTACGGTATGTGCGCGGGCCTGCATATTTCGTCTAACAGGTTGGTTAGTACGGCTTGGTGGCGTAGTAGCGCGTTTTGTGTCGGGTCTAGCATTTGTCGGGTTTCCTCGCTTAGTGTGTTGTCGGGGTACGGTTGTTCAATCATTACTTGTAGTCCATGGTGCCCAACCGCTATTGGCCCATATCGCAACCATAGCACGTGTGTTTAGCACCGGGTCGAATAGGTCTGCACAATCGGTAACAATGCCTTTTGCTTGTAACCAACCGGTAGGCCAATTGTTGTTTGGTAGGCACCAAAAACCGTTAATTTGGTAAATGGAATAACTACCGCCGTTTGGGTCTGACGCGTTAAATGCTTCGCTGTTGCAGCGGCTTTCACGTACTGCCACCTTTAAGGCTGTTTCAAGTTCGCTTGCGGGTAATCCCTCTGTTAATGCGAGGGTTGCCACTTGTGTACAGGTGTTGACATATTGGGGCGTTGTGGTAGTTGTCGTCGTGCTAGGGATAACAGCCGGTACAACCTGTGTGGTTGGGGTTGGGGCCTGTGCATTACCCGGACTAAAAAGCACTAAAACGCCTGTAATTACGCCTAATGTGCCTGTTAATAACTTGTGTAAAACCATTTGCTACCTCTTTTCTAATTGGTATGGGTTGCCCCATGTGCCAGTAGCCGGGCTTTTCAAACAAAACTGGGCATGTAAACACGCGAACGTGTCCGGGTCTCGAAATAGTTGCACCATAACTTGTTGCCCTGTTTCAAGGGTAGTTATGTAACTTTCGTATAAAAACGTTTGTGGTTCGGTCATAAATCTAGGCTTTCCGTCGGTAACAAAAACCTTAGCCAACCATTGTTACGCGGTTGTGGATACCTCAAAAACGGCTTTAAATGCGGCTTTTACCGCTTCCGCGTTGTCGGCCATACCGGGGCTTATTTCAATATGCCACCAATCGCCGCCGGGTGCGCCTGTAACGGTTTTAGTTTCGTACGCTTTCCATGCTTGCCTATCGCAACGAAATGCGCGGCCCCATGGGGTAGGCCAATAGTCGATAATCATTTGTACGCCTAGTTGGTTGGCGTGTGCAACTACTTTGTCAATAAATTGCTTTGACATGTTGCGGCCACGTGCAACGCCTTTAGTGTCTGTTTTTCTATAACTTAAATCCATAGCGCGGCCTGTTGCATGCACCGACATTTGGCCCGGTTTGCCTTTCATGTCTCGAACCGCCCACGTACCGTTATTCCATAAACAACCCTGCGAATAATGCAACGCTTGTTTAACCCACTCCTCAGTACCGGCACGTTTGCCTTTTGCGGGGCCGTCGCTAGCGCCTATGTAATCACGCGCACCCGGTATGCCCGGTTGTGCTTTAGCAATCATTTAGTACGGCCGTAGGCTGCGTCATTGGGGTTTACCCAACGCATAAGCGGCGGCAACAATGCTGCAATAGCGGCTTTAAGGTAGTCGCTTGGGTTAGTTGCGCCGGTCATATACACCGCTACAACAGCACCTACAACGCTGCGGCCGTAACTAGCCAAAATTGCTTGTACTTGTTTTTGCATTAGTCGTGGCTTTCTACGTGTGCGTCTATTTTCTGTTCAATACGGCCTAAAGCCTTGTGTACTACGCCATGGTCTTTTTTATTGTCCATGCCTATTTTGCCGATAAGTGCCACCAATACAGCGAAACACCCACCGACAATAGAAACCACAACTTCAACGGCCACGTCATACCTCTACCGGGTCGGGTGGGTTAGGTGGCATTGGGTTTGGGTCTACAAATTCGCCATATTCACCAATGGACGCGTCAAAAATGTAACCTATGCCGCAATAACGGCCGCGATATCTGCCATTAAAAGATGTTTGCAACCATGTGCCAGCAATACCTAAAGACGCAATAAATGCTTGACCGATTGGCTCACTATCGGGAAATGGCAAATTGTCTATGTCGCTGTTGTTAATTGCAATCACTTGCAACACAATGTTTGTTTTGTCAATTTCCGCAAAGTATGCCATTAGAAAATAATGCTTCCACTATCGTTAAATTGATAAATTCGATAACCGCCAGTAACTGTTACGGTTGGTGAACCTGTTGTTATTGCTGCGTCAAATGTGTCAAGGTAGCGCAAAATTATGACGCCTTTACCGCCGGCAGCCCCTGTTGTTCCGTTGGCCATTGAACCACCGCCACCGCCGCCTGTGTTTGCTGTTCCAGCAACTTGCGCGTTGCCACCACCACCTGCACCACCCGTACCAGCGCCACCAGAAAATGAACCACCACCGCCACCGCCTGCGCGCGTAACTGATGTTCCTGTAATGCTCGAGGCCGTACCTGCGCCACCCGTTCCACCGTTGGCTCCTCCACCCGTTCCAACTGCACTAGCACCACCGCCGCCGCCAGCCGAAAAAGGACTACCTAAAGCACCTGCGCCACCATTGTTTCCTTGTGATGGTGATGTGCTTGGCGTGTTACCCGAACCAAAAAGCGTTGTATATGCAGCACCACCGCCCGAACCACCGTTTCCTGCGTTTGTTGACGTCGTGTTGTTTCCGCCGCTGCCACCACCCGTTGAAGTAATGGTTGAAAAAATGCTGTCTGAACCGTTTGTTTGTACAGCACCACCAGCGCCGACCGTAACTGTGTACGTGGTGCCAGGGGTAACGCTGAAAGATGAGTTTGTGCGATAACCGCCAGCACCACCGCCACCGCCTGAACCGTTACCGCCGCCACCACCACCAGCGATAACAAGAATGTCAATGGTTGAGGTAGGGTTTGCTGCACCTACGCCGGCAAGTATTTGCATAAGTTATGCCACCAAGTTGCCAACCACTACCCAAGTGTCGGTAGCAATTTTGCAACATGTTGCTACTGCAAATTGGCCGTTTGTTTTAAGTTTTGAACCGTTACTACGTAACGTTACGCCGGCACCGGCTGTAATTGTTACTACACCTGCACCAAGTTGCATAATGTTTATTTGCGTGCCAATACCAAAAGCAACGCTACTGTTTGGTGGAATTGTAAAAGTTATTGCTGCGGCGTTATCGCAAGTTACTAAACGGCCGTCGTCGGTTAAAACGGCTGTATATGTTGTGCCGGTTTGGGCGTTCAGCGCAATCATGGCTGTAGCCATAGCGTTTTGTTGGGCTGCGGTTAAAACTTGCCCTGCGGTAAAACTTTGCCGTGTTGCCATAAGTAGTCCTATCCTAAAACATTAAGTGTGTCAATTGTGCCATATGTGGCGTTGTCAAGTAGTAGTTCGTAAACAATGGTTGTTGGGCTTGTAAATAGGCGCATACGGTGGCCATTTAAGGTTATGTCATGCTCTACGCCCTCTATGCTTAATTCTTGCGCTAATTGGGTTGTGCCGGTGCCGGTGTTAAACGTTTTTTCTATGGTGATTGTGTCGGATATGTCAATTATTGCCACGGTGTCGCGTTGGGTATTGGTCATTAACGCGAACGTTGTTTCTACGCTGTTGTAGCGGGCTTCCGGGTATGGCTCTAATAGGTAGGTTGCTGCGGCCGCTAGTTCGGTGTCGTCTAACAGGCTGTTTGTAATGCTGTTGGTTTGTATAAAAAACAGGGCTTGGCTTGCTAAATCTTGTGCTGTTGCAGACACCCCGCCTAGGTTTTCTATTTGTGTGCGGTTGGTTACTTGGTCTGCTTCGAAAGTGATACCCAAATTGTCGTATTTTATGTTGGTGCCGTCGTCGTGAAAGTCGGCTACCGAACCGCTTATCGTGTTACCTATGCGTGGCGTAAATTTGAATACGCCGGCGCGGGTCATGAATAGGCGGCCAAATTCGGCGGTTTCGTTTATTTGTGCTAAATAACTTAAAACGTTGGTACCTGCGGGCACCGTGTAGGCGGCGTCGTGTCCTAGGTTTACGGTACCGGTGTTAATGTCACGTGCCGCGCCTGACGGGTAGGCAACTTCGGGTAGGTCTAAAACGGTTGTTATGCGTTGCCCGCTTGTTTCTACGCCTACGTTTAGTTCGTTCATGTATGTTTGGCTAAGTAAATAGAAATCGTCGCTGCAATACACGGTTACGGTGTCGAGGCCGTCTAGCGCAAAATTGTAATCGTAGTTAACTACCTTGCCTTTAAAAAGATATTGGGCATTGTTAGCGGTGTCGTATCGGATTAGTTCAACGGCGCGCATTGGTGCCAAACCGGGTAACGCTTCTGGGGTGTTGTAGTACGGGCTGTTTTCGTCGAAAGGGTTAAATATGCCGGTTGTGTCGTTAATGGTAAATGACATGCTGCCGGCTGCAAATTGGTCGCCTTGGTCGCGGCGGCCGCGTTTAACGTTTATGCGTGTTGTGTTGGCGGTTATGTCCGCAAAATCGGTTGTTGGCCCCAATGGGTAAACACCGTCTAATAAACCTTTTGTGGTGTTATCTAGTTGAAATGAACCTACGTCGTAACCTGTGTCTATGCGTAATGCATAATTACCGGCTTGTACTATTGCGGTGCCGGGCATGGTTTACAAGCCTGCTATTGGTAGGTCTAACGGGCCGTTTTGACGCGCAAAAGCGCGTAGCCCGTCGTTAGTGACGCGGCCTATTTCGGCGCTAGTAGCCAAACCGCCCTGCACATTTACCGTAAAGTTTTGGGTTACGCCGCGCATGGCTTGAAACTCTGCAATACCGGCCATGTCTGACGCGCTAGGTGCCGGGGTTGCAATTGTTTGCCCTGCGGTTATTTGGGTAAAGGCTATGTCTGTGTTTGCTTGCTCTAATAGCGCGTTTAAACGTTTCGTGGAAAGTTTAGGGTTTTTTAAAATCTTTTCGTATTTCGCTAACACGCTTTCAAGGCCTGCTACTAAGGCTTTTCCTTGGTCTACGCCGGCTTGGTAAAAACGGGTTGCGCTATCTAAACCAAGTTTGTCTGCGACGTCTTGAACGGTGGCTACCAATGCGTTAACACCATTGGGGCCTGTAATGGCTTCCTGCCCGCCTGCAACTAGTTCGGCGGCAATTGCGGCGCCTGCCTCTGAACCTGCGTCTAAAACGGCTGTTAGCGCGTCTCGCGACAAACCACGCTTTAAAAGGGTGTCTACGTTGGTTGCGTATTGTTTTACCCCGTCTACTTGGGCACGTAGGCCGGCTAGGAAACCGCCGCCTGTTTCGGTGCCTGCCTCTTTTGCGTCGGCGAAACTAAACCCGGCTTTAATGCCGTCGGCAACGCTTTTGCCAAAATCGGTAAACGCGTCGCGGGCGTCGTCTAGTTGGTCTTTAGCGTTGTCTAACGCGTCTTTTAGTTTGTCTTGTATGACGTCGTAAAGTTCGTTTATTGCTTTTGACGCGCCACCGGTTTGCTCTTTCTGTTCGCGTAATGCGCGATTGAATTCACCTGCGGCGTCGGCGTTACGCATGGTTTGTTGGGCGCTAAATTTAAGGTTTTCGTTATATGCGCCAGTTGCTTTTGTATCCTCAAACGCTTGACGCAAAACGGTTAAACCTGTCCATAGTTGGTTTAAAGGGTTTTGCATTTTGCGTAGTAACCCGGTGAATTCGTTTAACGCGCCGCCACTTTTCTTTACGGGTGTTGGCAGGTTGTTAAATGCTTGCGCTAAAAAGTTTATGTTTTGCGTAGCGGTTTTAGCCTGTTCAAGAAACGCTGCACCAAATTTGGCTTGCAGGTCTTTAAACGTTGCCGACAATGTGCGGGTGCTATTAGCCAAACCGTCGCTTGTACGCATAAAGTCGCCTTGTGCGTCGCCGGTCTGTTTAAAAATTGCGGATTGTGCGGCCAAAATCTTTTGCTGTGAAGTTAACGCGCCTTTACCGTCATAAATGCCAAGGGTCATAGCCTCTTGTTTTAGGGTGGCGTCGTTAAGCAAAACACCGTAACGGCGCAACGGTTCGGCTTCGCCACGTAGCGCGGCACCAATGGCTTGGACTGCTTCCTCTGGCGTTGTGTTATTAAATGACGCCAGGTCGGTTGCTAGTTGGGTGAAATCGTTACTAAATACGGCTAAATCGGTACCTGCTAAACCGGCTGCTTTACCAAACGTGCCGAAAACCCCGGCTGCTTCAAGTACGGCTTGTTTGGATTGGCCAAGGTTTTTAGCGGCGCTACTAGCAAATTTTTCGACGTCGCGGGCGCCTTTACCAAATACAACGTTTACTTTGCTTAGGCTTTCTTCCATGTTTGACGCGGCTTTAATAGCCGGGCCAAGCACACTTTGAACCGTACCAACCGCAAGGGTAAACCCGCCAATAGCACCGGCAACGGTTTTAGCGCTAGTGCCAAATTGTTTTAATTGTTTGTCGGCGGCCTGTACCCCAGTATTAACAAACGAGGTAATAATAGGTATGTTAATTGCCATTATTTGTACCTCTGTTTAAGTTGTTGGTTGGTTTTTGCTTCGACGTCTGCAATAACTAATTGTACTTCTTGTTGTACGGCAGGTTTGTTTTTCTCTACCGCTTTGTCAATTACGCGGGGTTGTGTGCCACCGCCTGCAACGTCAAGGTTTGCAACAAATAACCCTTGTGTATGTCTGCCGGCATGGTCATAGATAGCACCTGCGGCGTCGGCTTGTTGCACCGTCATTAGGCGATATGGTTTAGCGCCAAACGGTATTTGTTCGGTGTGTGTTTGTACGCCGTCGGTAAATCGCGCAAACTCTACGTACCGTTCTTTGGTGGCGCGAGAACCAACTTTTACTTTAAAGCCTTTTTTAACGGCGTTGGTATCCCATGAAATCGGGCGGCCTTTAATAAGTGAACCGCGACGCATACCCGATAGCGGGGCGCCTTTAACACCGGTAATGGTTGTAATCATGCTGCGGGCCTCTTGAACCATTACGTCACCGGCGCGGGTAATACGTTTGGTTACCTGCCGGCGGTAGGTTGGGTCAATTTTGTGCAATAGCGCTAAGGTTCGGTCAATTCCTTTTACCTCTAAAATTGGTTGCGCCATGGGGTTACCTTTTGTTTCGTTCCCCTAAAACTTTAGCCACCGTTGCTAAATCTTGTGCGTCAAACACTTGCGAGTACCAATGCGGCGCCCAACCTGTTGCTACTAGCAATTCTGCTAGTTGACGTCGGTAGGTGCCGCTTGGGTAGGGTTTGGGGCCTCTTGTGCGGTTACCTCAATGTTGGTTATTTGTTTGCAGTACGTGTCGAAATCTGACGGCACAACAATTTTTGCTTGCTTGCTTGCTTCCCACGCCAAATACAGCAAGTCCTCTACACCAATACCGTTTGCCATGTCTGCGGCCTTGCGTTTAAAACGACGTTCCCACAACACAATGGTAAATAGGTTGGTGTTTACTTGGTAGGTGCCCTCATGGTTGGTTACTTCAAGGGTTAGTTGCATGGTGCCTGCTTTCGTGTCGGGCCGATTAGTTCGGCGCTGTTTATGGGGTTACGTCGGCGGTGTACACGCCACCGGTAAAGGTAACGTCAACCGTTGACAATTCGCCAAGGCTTGCGTTGACAATTGGCAACGTTTCGAGATAGCAACCGGTCAACGTAAAGCCGGGGTTGGTTGGGCCGTCGGCTGCGGTAGTTGGTTTAATAATTACCGTTGTTGTGGTACCCACAAGGCTTTTAAGCGTGTCGTATGTTTCGCTTGCTGCGTAACTTTGATACATGGTTACGGTAACTTCGTTATTTTGCAATCCCGACGTATACGAACGGGCCGTAGCACCAAACGAGGTTTGTTCTAGGCTTTCGTTAACACGTGTAAATGTTGCGGCGGTGCATTGGTCGGACATGTCCACGCCGGCAATTGTTACTTGCGGGTTTGAGAGATAAAGCGAGGTAGGCATTATGCAACCGCCACGGAATACGTGCCACCTGTAAAGGTAACGTCAATGGTGGAAAGTTCACCCAACGACGCGTTAACAATTGGCAAGGTTTCGAGATAGGCGCCAGTAATGGTAAACAACGGGTTAGTTGCCGACGTTGCACCGCTTGACGGTTTCAACGTAATATTTGTGGTAGTTCCAACAAGGCCCGACAATGTGGCGTAGGTTTCCGTTGCTGCGTAACTCTGATACAAGGTAATGGTTACCTCATTGTTTTGCAGGCCTGCGGTGTAGGTTCGTGCGGTTGCACCAAAAGCGGTTGCTTCCAAACTTTCCGTTACACGGTTAAGGGTTGCTGCGGTACATTGGTCGCTGCAATCCACGGCGTTAATTGTTACTACCGGGTTAGCCAAATATGTAAAAGCCATTTTTAGTCCTCGCTTGTGTCTGTTTCTTTTTTAGCACCTTTTGGGGCTTTATGTGTGGATATAAAACCGCCGTCTAGCAACGCTTCGACGTTAATGCCGTTGGCGGCTGCTTCGTCGGCGTCAAACTCTGCACCAACTTGGCCTAACTTTTTGCTTGCTATTACATATTTTGCCATGACGTGTCCTAACTTGTTTGGGCTTGCATTTCAATAGTTAAATCATAGGCGGCTAATTCGCTGCCACCGATTATTGCAATAGTTGGGCGGCCGTCGGTTACCGCGACGTTTGCACCTAAAACTTTTGCTGCCATGTTCATTAAACTGCGTTGCGCGTCAAGGTTGCCCGGCCCAAGGGTGATAAGTCGAACCGGAAAAGTAATCTTTACAATGTTGTAGTTAAACGCCACAAACGACGGGGCGTCAATAAACGCGCATGGCGGCACAAGGTTACGCGGGTCGTTTACTACTTGTAGCCCTGTAACGCCTTGTAACGTGGCTGTAAGCCCGTCTAACGCTTGGTTAAATAGGTCTGTGTATGCAACAGGCATTTAAAATACCGACGGCCTATCTACGCCTAATAGTTGTTTAATCATTGGGCTAAGGCCCATGCTTCCACCGGCGGCCAATCCGTCAAATCCTGCAAAATCGGTTACCGCGCCACGTTGACGGTATAAAAACCCGGCATAGGCGATAGTGCCCAACAGTACCGACGAGTTAGGCACCGTGGTAAGGCTTTCGTTTTTGTAGCCGGCCTCTTGTCTGCGACGGTAACAAAATTCGTTTGCAGCCAATCTGCATTGGGTTATAAAGGTTTGGTCTGCTGCGGTTGCGGTTCCTATTCCTAACCAATCCTCTACTTGTGCGTCGGTTGTAACCCACGTGCAAATAGGCGTAGTAGTTAGGGTGCCAGTAGCCGGGCTTATGATTACGTCGGCGGCGGTTTTGGCGAACAGTACTTGGTTTTGGATTGGTTCCTCGACGTCGTAGGTAAAGAAACCGTATTCGTCTACACCAATAAAACGGTATAACGGTAATTCGCGTACCGTGTATGAACCGTTAAAGGTTGCGTCTACACCCGCAAGGGTAAAAGACTGGCCAACCTCTAACGGGTCTGCGTTGGTTAGTAAAACAACTACCGCGTAGTTATCTACCAAATACTTTTGGGTGACCGAATAAGCGGCCATAAGCGGCCTACCTTTCGGGTGTTAAGCGTTTACCAGTTTGACAAACTTGGTTGCGTCTGCCATAAACGCGGCTGCGTAGCCACGGAAAGCAATTGTTCGGCCAAGTGTGCTTGGTACGTCAATTGAAATTGCACCTTTTTGCTGTTCGTAGAATTCGAAACCGGCTGCCGGGCCTGCTGCGTGTCCTACAACACCGCTAATGGTTCCGCTTGTGGTTCCACCTGACATGTTTTTGTCAACCACAAGCACAAGGCCCAACGGGTTGCCGTTCCATGAATTTGCAGACGACGTGCCAAGCGCGTTTTGACCAATAAGGTTTGGTGCGCCAGTGAACGGAAATACCGGGGCACCCGACGTTGTGGTAAGCATGCCCAACTTTGCCCATGTAACAGGGCTTACAAAATAATGGGTTGGCAAGTAGTTGCTTGTGTTTGAAATTTGGTATGCCGCGCCGTAAATCGCTTCCAACCAATCCTTAGGGTCGGTTAGGTCGGTGACGGTTTCGGTTTGTGTTACGCCGCTAACCATTGTGTCAACTGCGTAATTATCCGTGGCCTGTCCGTAGGCGATACTCAACTGCTCTAACACGATATTGAGACTGTTCGGGTCTGACCAGTCTAAATCCTGTTCGGACAACGTGACGTATGTACCGAAAGTTAGTTTCGAAATATCCGTGTTGGACACTTGAACGGTTGACGGGTCAAGCGTGTTTAACTGACCGGTTGGCTGTTGTGTAACAGTTGGGCGGGTAGTAATTTTTGGGCGACGGAAAGTAGCGCCTGCGGTTGGCATGGCTTTTACACCAATTGCCGACACGAAAGGCCTAATCGCGTTAAGCCCGTCATACACGCTGCCGGTGATAATTTCCGGCAAAATGCCTGGGGTGCTATCGGTGTTAATTTGTGGCGCAACGCCCGGCGCGGCTTCAACCATGGCGTTAGAAATGTTTGCGTTAAGTTGTGCGAAATCTGAACCGCCGCGCACAAACGAGGCAATATATTCGCTAGGTGACGGCAAGCGCAATTTACGTGCTTGTGCGAAAAGTGGCTGTACTGCCGACGCTTCTACAACTGCCGGTGCTTCTACTGGGTTTGACATTTCGGTTACTTCCTTTTCTTGGTCTTGTTCACTATTTAACTCTACTTCGTTTTCGTTTTGGTGGATACTTGCGGCAACGCGTTGCACCTTGGCGGCCTCGAAAGCGCCATAGGGAAGTAGCGACAATTCCTGCCAGTCGGCAGCCGTAACAATCATGGTGCCGGCTTCGTCGTAACTAAACGCTGTTGGCAAAACCCCAACGGAAACGCTATCTAAAACCCCGTCTTTTGCTAGTTGTAGTGCTTCGTCACCGGCGCGGGTTTCGCTAATGCGGGCTTCAAATAGCACCGTATCGCCTACCAATTCGCGGGCCTCGACAATGCCGATTGGTTGCGTACTGTCATGGTAAAGATACATTTTAGGTTTTTTACCCTCTAATGGCAGGGCGCCCGGCATAAACCTTACGGCCTGCCCGTCACTAACTACGGCGTCAACGCCATATTGAACAGCGACGCCGGCGAGGGTACGACGTGGCAGCGCGTCACCTTTCGCGGCGTCTAAATTTAAATCTTGTGGCGTAAGCCTAAGCATTTGCTTGCCTCATTTCCTCTGGCGTTTCCTGTACGTCTACTTGCGTGTTGTATTCGTTTGCTAAATAACTTTCAATGTCAAACATAACACCGGTGCCACGTGGTAGCACGTTATCCGCGCTTAGTGTTTCTTGTATGCAATCTATGTACGGTTTCACGCCAAACGTGTACAAGTCGCGCGACGCTTCACTACTTGAAACATACGAATAGTTGCCAATTGAAACGGAAACAAGGTACGCGGGCACATTGGCGAGACGGGCAATTTCTTTACTTTGATATTCGGCGGCGTCAATAAGTAGCATTTTGTCGGGTGTTGCGGTGTTAGGTATTACCTCTACAAATTCGTTCACCGCCGTTGTAGCCGAATTTAATCTACTGGCGTCGTAGGCCGCGGCCATGTCCGCTAGTTCTTGTGCGGACATAGGTTCACCGCCAACTTGTTTAAGCGTTGTGGCCGGCATTGTTGAAAGCGCGTTTCGGTTACGGGCCTGTTCCAACTTAAGCGCGGTGTTAATTGAAGTCCAACCGGTATAAAGCAAGCCTTGAATTGGTGACATGAATTGAATTATGTCTTTGTAATCCATTGGTAAACCGTTAAACAAAATTTGTTTTGACGGGCCAAAACGTACTGCGGATTGTTGGTCTTGTAGCGTCACCATGGCGGCAGGTAGGCGCGTAAAATTCGAGGGATACCCGTCGGCTGTTCTATCGGTTACATACCAGTAGGCCGAACCATAAAACAATAAATCGTCGTATGTCCAACTTAAAATAAAGTTGTTTGTGGTGCCTTTGTCTATACGGCGCAACCAACTACGAGGCGCTTCGGGCACCTTTTCCATTTCGTCGCCGTTCCACATTTCTTTATACATAACCAACGGCAAACAACCAATAACACTTGCCATAAGGTCACGTGCGCGCGAAAGCGTAGGCACCTGCATAAAACGCGCCCTTTGGTCACCCTCTGTATACGCGTAAAAGTTGTTTATTTGTGACGCGCCCGCGTTGCCACCTGCGGCGGCTTTAACGGTTTTAACCGGTTCGGGTTTGCTAGTAAAAATGCCCATAAGTTTATTGTGTCACAATCTCGCGGTTTTGGGTGGCACTAGCCGGCGCCGACAATCCCCGACGGAAAGCAAGCCAACTAGTGCCAAACACACTTTAGCGAATTGCGCTAACAACCATTGGTTTACCGACGGCTTGCGGGCGTGACGCTAACGCGGCTGCCCATATCATGCAACGGCATGCTTCGATAGGGCCGGGGCTTCGCAAACTACTAACCGTTATGCCGTTTTTTTCGCGTATTAAAACGGCCCTTTCAACGTGGCTGTTTAAAAGGTTTTGGTTGTTGTGTGTAAGTTTCTTTTCTAAAATCATGGCACGTACGGCGCTAGTCCATTTCAACAATTCTTTATAGCCAACGGTTACGCAACGTGTTTCTAGTTTTAGTGGGCGTGTGTTTTCTAATACGGGCACTATCGCTATTTTAAGGTTCGGGTTGGCGGCTATTTGTTCGTCAACTTTTGCCCATAATTCATTGGTTGTTTCGGCCACAAACGCCAGGACTACATGGGTTTTACCGTTGGTTTGTACGGCGCGAACGGCAGTAAACGTGCTTTCGTCTAAAGCCATTTCCACGGCCAGTACACCGCCCGGCGGTGCCGGTTCGTCGGTTGCCAAACTCTCGAATACGCCCGGCGCAAGCCAACCGTTGTTTACGGCCTGCCATAGGTTTACCGACGCACGTAGAAACGCGCTGCGGTTCGGGCCTTGTGCTTCACCCTCTATAACGTCAACGTCAATTAGGCCGCCTGCCAATGCGGGGTTAGCGTATTCCCAAGCCTCTACGGTCATTGGGTCTACGGTTGGTGGCGGGCTAAATTCGGCAAAATACAAGTTAGTTTTGTTGCCGGTATCTATTGCTTTTAAGCCTTGGTCACGCCACCGCAACAACGCTTTACTTTCCTGCGTACCCGCCGTGGACACCATGAGACATAAAGGGTTTTTGCGGGCACGTTGCGACGGTAGTAAACCGTCGTCTATGGCGGCCTCTGATATTTGCCAAACTTCGTCGGCCGTAATTAAATCGCAACTATAACCGTGTCCGGCTGCCGGGGTGGCGGCGCGAATATGCCAAACCGAACCATTAGGCATAGTCAGTTTTTGCCGGCCATAAGACCATGAAACCTCTGCACCAAACTTGGCTTCGAGAATTGGGGCAAGGTAATTGAATTGCGCGGCCGTTAAGTCCAATTTGTGGCTTACGCTAATTACGGTTTGGGGTTGCCCGCGCCGTTCGGTTTCACCTGTAAGCCATTCGCCTATTAGGGCACTGGTCATATGGCTCTTGCCGTTTTGGCGCGCCACGGATACAAGACCAATACGGTGCAACCATTTGCCCGTATCGTCAAAAGCGGTTAAACCCTCTAAACAATGGCGTTGCCAATCCATAAGCGGGGTGCCTAAAACCCTCTCTGCAAAAAGCCCAACCTCATTTGCGCGCGATTGGCAACCACTGTGCGTAGTCGTTTCTAATCGGGGTTGATACCGGCCAGTTCGGGCCAGTTCGCGCAAACCCTTATGGGATATAGGATTAGAAGAG